GCTGCACATTTGTAATCGGCCCGTGCATCTGTACAACGCCAGCAAAATCTAGCACCAAACAGTGATCGGTGTGGCTCTTAATGCGCATACCACGCCCAGCCATCTGCACATACAGCCCAGCAGACATTGTGGGCCTGATCATGGCGATTAAGTCGATGTCTGGATAGTCGAAGCCGGTAGTCAATACATTGGCGTTTGTGAGCGCTCTCAAGCGTCCAGACTTGAAGTCGGCAATCATGCGCTCTCGATCGATCTTAGGCGTCTCTCCGGTGATGCACTCCGCAGGGATGCTAGAGTCCACCAGCATATCTTTAATGGCGTGAGCGTGGTCTACGCCAGCGCAAAAGAACAACCACGCCTTACGGTCGCCAGCCAATTTAATCACTTCGCGCACGACTTCCGCGTTTGTGTGCGACTTATTTACAGCTGCTTGCAGTTCTTTCTCAATAAACTCGCCGCCTCGACGGTGTACGCCTTTAACGTTCAGTTGCGTTCCTGTCAGTTTAGAGCGTAGCGGCGCAAGGTATTTATCCTCAACCAACGCCTCAATGCTGGTCGGCTCAATCAGGTCATGGAATATGCCCTCGTCATCGGTCAGCATCCCGTGACCGAGTCTGTAGGGCGTCGCAGTCAATCCGACAACGCGCAGCGCAGGATTAATAATCTTGAGCGCATCAATTAGTTTACGGTAACTGGTATCCGTGTTATGGGATATCAGGTGTGCCTCATCGACAATCATCAGATCAATATGCCCTATTTCGTGGGCCTTATTTCTGATAGACTGAATCCCAGCAAAGGTGATTTTGCAATGGGATTCTTTACGCCCAATTCCTGCCGAATAGATGCCTAGCGGTGCGTCGGGCCAATGCAAAAGCATCTTTTCAGCATTCTGCTCGATTAATTCCTTGACGTGCGTCGCCATTAGTATACGAGTGTCAGGCCATCTTTTTATCGAGTCCTGACATATCGCTGCTACGACGTGCGACTTTCCACTTCCGGTCGGCAAAACAATGCACGGGTTCCCGTGCCTGTTAAACCGAAACCATTCGTAGAGCTGATCAATCGCTAATTTCTGGTACTTTCTTAGCATCTAATTTGTCCAGTTCATCGGTCACAAGTTTTGCATAGCCCTCTATGTCGAGCCATGAGTCACGCAAGTAATAGTTGCCGGACAAAATCCGCGCCAGTTTGTTGCATATCATGTCGAGACTCTCGTTCATGTACGCTGGCATCGTTTTGTAGTTTGGCGACTCTCGAATGGTTCGTTTCAAGAGCTGGCTGGTTTTACTAACATAAGTGTAATGTCCGTATTGCCCATGACGCTCGGCTAGTGTGCTTTCTATATCTGTCTTAATCATTGTTTTAATGCCTCCATGCAAAGTCCTAAGTTTCCTAGAAAAAATCCAATGAATGTTATTCCTAGGCCGTATTGGTTTTTAATTAAAAAATTTATGCCTACAATTAAATAAATAATTGATATTGATCCAATTAGCCACGTAGACATTTCTCACGCTCCATAATTGCCATGCCAATAAGTTGTGGTATTTGTGGTACTACTGCGTTTCCGAGTTGCTTAAGTCTGTCCACTCTGCCGGGAATCCCATGAGCCACTCGACCCACGTCGGGTTCAATCGCCCACCAACCGCGTTCGGAAGAGTATCTTTCGGATTGCCCTTGCGTTCCTGCCTCCCTTTCCCCGACATCCCTTTGTAATCCCTTGTCGTCGGTGTCGGCCATTTTCCAACTATATCCAATTGAACTGCCTCTGGTAAATTGTGACCACGCTTTTCCCAAGTTTTCACGGATTCCGGTTTTGCTGCTCCTCGATAATCTGATGTCGTCGGCGTAGGCCAAATTTGCACTTGATCCGCTAGACCTATTGAGTGACTGCTCTTGCCATCTTTCGACAGTCTCCGACCGTTTGGTGTTATTACCATTTTCGGATGCTCTACTTCTTGAGTCGTTGGCGTAGGCCATTTTCTGATTGGATGATGACTCATACTGTCTCCCACCGCATCTTGTAAATCCCACCCATGAGTCCCGTTTACTCTGCTTGGAGATGGCTTCCGAATCGGTTTGCTCGCTTGGCTCGCTGTTGGCGTAGGCCACAATCCAGATCCTGTCTCGGCGGTGAGGCGCACCAACTGAGGCTGCGGTAATACAATGCCATTCTGCATCGTAGCCGATCTCAGAGATTTCCCTGAGCACTTGATCCAATCCTCGAGAGCGAAGGGCGCTAACGTTTTCGATGATTGCGTACTTCGGCCTGATTTCTTCAATGAGCCGGTGGAATTCTGACCAGAGTCCAGATCGTTTCCCAGCAAGTCCTGCTCCTTTCCCGGCGAGACTGATGTCTTGGCATGGGAATCCTCCACAGATAACGTCAATTTTTTCTTCAATGTCTTTTCCTTTTAAGTTTGATACATCATCAAATATAGGTACGTCAGGCCAGTGCTTCTTTAATACTGCTTGGCATTTTTTATCTACTTCGCAAAATGCAACAGTTTTAAATCCAGCTCGCTCTAGCCCTAAACTAAAACCGCCAATGCCACTAAATAAATCTAATACGTTCATCCTGATATCTTTCCCCCAAAGTTAGATCTTAGGTTTCCAATAAACTCGTCTGAACTCAGACAAGCATCCGTATTGCTAACAAGCTCACTGCTTGCAAAACAATCCTCTCCATTGCCGTTCTTAACGAACTGACCGTTGATCTCGAACGTAACAACGTTAGGATCATCGCTTTCCATCCTCGACCAAGGCACAACGTCCTTGTGCAGTATGTGGTCGTCGCATCCCTTATGCTGAAAGTCCTCGGGGATGTTGTCCGCGTTGTGTCTGTTACACGTCCAAGTTCCGTTGTCTTTCGGCTCCGAGTGGGCGCACGTCCGACAGTTAATTTGTTTTGTTGGTTTGTTCTCGTGGCAGATATGTTTCGCCGGACACATCTTGCATTGGAACCAAGTTGGATCGCTCGACAATCTTGGCGGCGCTTCCATCGAAGTCGCAACCCATTCTCCCTTGCGCAGTAAACGCTCGGCAAACTCTTTGTCGAACTCAACAATCTCGGTGTACATCTCGTCGTTGTCTTTGCACACAGCGACATATAAAGATTTATGTATTTCTTTTCCAAGCATATACACTTGCATCTGAGCGTAATGCATAGGCTTAGAATCTTTAACGCCTTTGCGAGATACATCATCAAAAGAACGTTTGTTGTGTGTTTTAAACTCTGCTAAAAATTCTTCCATCTCATGGTTAGGAACGCCGCTCTTGATCACGCCATCAACTGATCCGCTAACGTGTCCGCCAAAATCAACTCGCGCCTGATTGTTTCCAACGTCTCGGATATCGATGCCGATTGCTCGCAGGTCACTGACAATGGTGCGTTCCTCATCGTGGCCTCGACGAAAGAGGCGGCGGATACGACCGGGGAAATTCTCCGCGAACGTCCACCGAAACATATACCAAAGAAAACGCTCGCACTTATGCCCGAGCAAAGAGCCGCCCATATGCCCACGCTGTGTATCAGTTTTCTCTTGGTGGTATCTGTCAATCAGCTCTACGATTTTGCTCATTCAAATCCTTTTATTTTTCCTAACAATTTATCAAGATGTAAATTTGGTTTTCCGCTTTTCCTTTTCATTTTTAAATAGAGGGCATACTCTATTTTGCCCATTACTTTTTTAACTTTATCTTTTTGGTTTTGAGAAAATAAATAATTTAATTCAGATGCCCCATTGAAAGCTAATTCGTCGAGCATACCAAGCTCTGAATCCGTTAGCTCTAATACATTAGTTTTATTGTTCATAAAAAAACCTTTAAAAAAAAGAGGGCCGAAGCCCTCTGTTTATTTAGCCCAAGGCGCAGTTGCACCGTTGGATTTTTTGGGCGGCGTTGGCATTGCAGATCCACCGTCCATTGGTTTCCAGTCTTTAACATCATTGCTCGCAGGCCACTGTTCAGTTGCAGCTCTAATTGTGACTTTGATTTTAAGATCGATGCCGACTAGCTCATCGCTGTCTTTCGGTAACGCAGACATTCCACCAGCCATTGCAATCTGGCTTAACTGTTTCCTACCAATCCCTTCAGCTGCTGCGCTTTTATTGTTGATAGTAATGTTCCCGAAGATAACTCGACCACTATAGTCACCACCAATAATATCATACCTGCAAGCAATATAACGCCCGTTTCCCTGCTTGGTTACTTTAATCTCAGCGCCCATAATCCGAGCGTCGTACCAGCCGTCAGGCACTGGTGAATACTCTCGAGGGCTGTCATCCATTACTAAATCGTGGTTATCAAATTCTAGATCCATGTTTATTTTCCTTTTTCGTTTGTGATTGCAAATGATGGTCTGCTCGGCGTCGTTGTTATGGCGTCTAACAGAGGTTTGGTAATGCTCTCGTCAGCGTTCCGCCAGCTCTTCATATCGAGTTCTGGCTTCCATCTAAACAAAGTGCTCAGGTGATCTGACAGGCCATGCTCTTCTGCCAGATCTTGTAGCTTTCCAGAATCAATCTTGCGATTAAGTCTGGTCGTTATCTTGACCGATAGATCGCCATCGATGACACGAGTAGTGCCGTCTCTTTGATCGTCGATCTTTAACATTGCTTTCATTTCATCTTCCAGCTTACGACGTGTCTCTACGGCCTTGCGCTCAGTTTCTTTGGCCTTAATCCATTCTCGGGACACGCGTTGTAGTCGTACACTTTCCATTACGCACCTCCAATCTTTTTAATTAACTTTCCAAGATCCGGCTCTTCCCATTCCTCGAGCGCACCGGAACGATCCTTAGCCTGCCATGCAGAATCGCCCTTGCATTTCAGCCCGTGCCAGATGTTGCCATCCGAATCTTTCTCAACGCGCAGAGCTAACAGCTCATCGAAAAAGTACGGGAGCTGCTGACCGGTTTTGTTGCCGGGCATACTCGGGGCGTACAAAATCTTGCCCGTCTCATCCGTCATCTTTTCTAGCTTGGCGGTCATGTAAACGTGCATCGGTAGATCTCGGAACGCACGGATCAAGTCCGTCATCTGCTCCTGCATAGCACCGTACGCCTGGCGTGGGTCTTTAGCCTGCTTTTTCTCGTGGTTCAAGACGACCTCGGCAATCTCAGAGATTGAATCGAGCGCAACAGATTCGTACTTCGATCCATTGTCAACGAGCCAGAGGTACGCATCGCGCAGATCAGTCATCGATCCAACTTTGATAAACGGTAGATCTGCATCCTTGATGCTAAGTAATCCGCCCTCGGCAGAACAGATAATTGGATTTGGTAACGTTTTGATCAGCGTAGTTTTACCTGCGCCAGCCTGCCCGTACACCAACAGTTTTATATATGTCGTCGAAACATCCGACGTGCTTTGCACT